TAAACGTGACCGTAAATCCATTCCAGGCATTACCTGAATTCAACGGGAATTCAACGACATTTCGAGGAGATATAGTAAAAGTCTCTCCCGTTAATTCTCGATCATCCGTTATCTGGATTGCATACGGTGTAAGTTGCAAGTGTTTTGTCCCAGGTTGCACCGGATACGACTTAGAAGATAACAGCGTTACTCTTACCGCGTCCTTGAGCTGATTGACCGATGCGCGGGATTGACCAAGATTTAATTGTTGACCAACTTTATGCACTAATATCGCGGCCACGTATGTATCAAGGCCCGAATTGGCATACTCAGTCCCCATAAAATCGCCTGACGTATGCTCGGTGAAACACCCAACACCGGCCATTCTATCGAGTGCGCTAGGATATTTAGCCAAAGGCGGCGCATAATCGATCAGTCGGCATCCATCAAATAATTCCTGAATAAGATCAATTGTGCGGACTATTACCTCATCTGCCATGTCATCGAAGTCCTGGCACGTCTATAACGTTTGATAAAGTTCTTGACATTCCCAGGCCAAAACGAGGGGACGATTAAAGCGCCTGATTGCGAAACCACCTGCACATCGTCATCGTTGCCAGCCGAGGCCATACGCCTATACAGATAGATCGCTAATTCGTGTGTGGCGCTGACCAGATCAGACATCGGCTCATACACGTAAATAACTGTTGCGGCGGCTTGCTCTACTGCTATCGAGCCATTTACCCCGCGATCAATGTTGAGCTTATTACTTGCAGTGTCTAGGCTGGTTATATAGGCATATTCAGCCGTTGCACCCGTTCCGAATCTAATAAGCTGCTGGGCTAAAAAAAGTGTCGCATCTGCTACTTCAACGCTCTCAGTACCAACCGCCAACGGAGCGTCAACTACAGCACTAACATTCCTCCACGCCACATCATACGAGGTGTTGTATCCCCATACGCCAGTCACTTGTTGCGACTGTTGCGGCGTGTCGTCAAACCCAAAAGGAATGATCGTACCTGATTGGTTGATAGCTATCTGAGTCTTGGGATAATGATTGTAAGACGGGCCAGTTTTCAAAAAATAATTCGTAATTTCAGTATTCCCATTGTCGGTATACACCGAACCAACTTCCAATAAATCATCATCCAGATCAAGTACACACGAATCCTCCCAAGGTTGATCGTAGTATCTCAATTCTTGCCTCGGATAAAATGGTCGTTTGCACTCTTGATCAATCAGCCGAGACGCTTCAATGCAAATTTCAATCAACGTCGCGTCGTCTTGCCCTTGATAAGGAACTTCAGATGGAAGAATAAGACGCGATTTCAAAGAAACGTATGGAGCATACACCCCATAATTCAGGTTGTTACTCATCGCCTCTAACTTCGTTTGCTTCTATGGCGGTCTTTACATCATCGACCGTTATTTTGCCGTTTGCGCCAGTCCCGAAGATGTACGCAATGTCAACGGCATTCGCCTTAGCCAACTTAAGTGCAGCCGCCGTAACATCAGATATATTGATCTGATCTTCATCGTCTCGAAACGTAGCTTCAACGCCGACTGGCTCCGCCAATTTGCTATCAATTAACCCGTTGGCATAATCATCTGGATAGTGGCGTTGATCTCCGATATTCAAATATTCTCGCCCTACGTTAACCCCCGCAGAATCAAACAATGAATAGTTGCCGGCTTTTGCGATTTCTACTGATTTCATATAGTCGTCACTTTTAGATAACTAAAATAGTTTTCTTGGGCGACGTGTAAAACACACGCCGCCCTCACTAAGCAACTTATCCAGTTACAACCTGACCAGCACCGTAAACATACTTTGAGGTGGTCGGCAGTACCGCCGTAGTCTGTGTGACGGGTTTGTCGTTCTCGTCAAGCAAGAAAAATACTTGTGCAAACGATCCGTTTGTCACAGTTCCGCCGACAAGAACACTCATAAAATGGTGATCCAACGGCAAGCTCTCAACTTCAATAGACCAAGTTACCCATTCTTCATCGTCATCTGCTGCTACTGAATGAACTAGAGAGGCATCAATTGCGTCTAAAGTTCCTCCAACTGCATCAGAGCAACGAGGCTCAAGAGTAGGGAGGTCGGAAGCGTGAACAACGCCAAGCCGACAGAGTACATGTACCCACTTGCCTGTACTCACGTCTATAAACGAACCAGAAGCGGGCAAATTAGTTGCAACAGCGATTTGTGCGCCTACCGTTGCGCTGCCATCAAACACTTTCAAATTATTAGCTAAGGCCAACATATTCCTTACTCCTATTCACAGCTTTTAGTTAGGGGAGAGGGCTAACCCTCTCCTCCTAACGTTAAATTTTATTTACGCCGCAATTTTCTGAACAGCCATTTTCCAGGGCTGGATAACATCGCCACCAATCCGACGCCGGATATGATATTCAACTTTATTCACGCCAGTATTGCTGTCGTTGTACCGTTGAATGGTTAGCCCTAAACGCTCGACAATGGCATAACCGCTTATATCTCCGAAAACCAGAGGGAACAAGTTAGCCGCAGGGGAAGCCAAAGCCTCACTTTCGCGCCATGATCCACCCAAGAATGACCCGTTAGGCGTTAGTCCATCTGGGAAAAAATATCGGTTATCCGCGTCTTTCAGAAGCTCGATGTCCTCACCGGTATCATTGTTTCCAATAAACGACGAACGCCCAGCCATTCGATACTGAGAAGCCACACCGCGTCGAAGTTTCTTAACACCATCCATCGTTACTAAATTAGCGTCTCCGCTGTTAACTTCAGATAACCCATTTGCGTTAAGTTGCCCAGGCAAAATACCACGAGCCTTGTTCGCGCCATCGCCAATAAGAAAATCCCGATCTTCGTCCATTGCCAACGTGTCGGATACCAATTCGGTGAAAATCTGAACGATGTTTTCGGCATCTTCCAGCAGAGAAACGCTGAATGGCACCTTGTACGTGTAAATATGTACGGGGATCTGCTTCAGCCCTGTATCGAAATTATCTTCAGTGGGGTTTTGTGTTTCACTGCCATACGAACCACGAAGGGCGGATGGGTATTGATCGTTGCCGTTGGTAATTTCAAGCCATTCGATCATTTTGCTATTGGTACGTACAACAGTCGCACCAGCAGCGCGAACAGCGGTCAGACCGGCAGATCGTCGCAAAATCATATCGCCACGCTCTGGGGGAACCGCGTAGCCACCAAGTACATCAACGCCTTCAACCATCGTGGCTTTAATGCGCTCAACAGACATGCCAGATTTAAGCATTTCGGCGGTATAACGAAGCGGCCAATACATTCGGCGTAGCATCTTGTCATCTTCGCCAGTTACAAAACCTTTGGCACGGATAAAGCTCTCGAAAGATCGATTTTGATCACTGTTGATACGCCGATAGTCATCGCCATATAATTCGGTGACGGCCTTGTACTGGCAAAGATCATTTGTGGTTAGGCTGTCAATATCGACATTGGAATAACGAATGAGATTGACAGATTTGTTAAACTCTTCGGCTTTTTCTTCCTCAGTCTGAGGTGCAACGGCCTTGCCACTATCCACGTCGGGATTAACGATTGTACTGGTGGGTGCGGATTCCGTGGGTAATGCCGCTGGCATCGTAACCGCTTGCATTGACTTTTGACGTTCTAGCGACTTCTCAAGCTGGGCGATCTGCGCTTGGGTAGTGTCGGCGGCCTCTTCGGCTTCCTGAGATGCTTCAATTTCGCCAGCAGTAGCCAGATCAATTGACTTCTGAATCTGTTCGGCTAACTTTGCTTTGAGTTTTTGCAAAGCGTCCATAATAATTACCTCTTAATTCACTAAGTATTTTTGTTTTAATTCGAGCCGCCTTATCAAACTTTCTTGAGAGCGAGACGCTTGTTCATCGTCCCCTATAGGCTCGTCAATCTTGTCTTCAATGACCGCTTTGTAAACTGTTTCAATGCCAGGTAACTCGCTGGCGGCTTTAATGGCGGCTATCTGCTTCTCTAAAAGAAGCCCCGTGTCCATCGGCGTAAACGTGAGACTTTGGCGATACAAAGGCCAAGCCTCAATTGCACCATCAGCAGACTTCTGAACATGACGTGCCACCGGTTGGCTAGATGTGCCGACAAGACCCGCCTCAATCAACGGTTGCACCATTTGAACGTACTTCTTACGTCGATTAAGGTGATGTCTAACCCAGAGACCAGTGTCATCAATCTTGGCGCTATCCCAATCGACATAACCTAGTATCTCATCGGCTTCTGGATCGGCCATAATTGATTTCTTGGTATGTTCAAAGTCAATATACAACGTGCCAGTAGCCGTGTAATCGCTACCAAAATGTGTAGACTTAGTAAAGTATTCGCTCCGGCTTCCATCATCGTTAATTCGCGGGCTTGCGTAACCCTCTAGATCCATACTATCCCACAACGCTATGTAGCCGTCAGCTATGAAGTCATCACCCTCAACACCCACAGCTTTTAGCAATGAAACTTCTTTAGTTTGCAATTGAGGGATAGATTTTTCTCCGTCGCAGGACGCGCCCAGCGATATAGACAAATCGTGCATCTGCTGTATGCGGGAGGCATCAGCCAAGTTATTCCTTGCCCCAGCCTTGCCTCCCTCGAATCCGCCCGTTAACTCGATGTCCATCTTCACGCCGTTCATTACAAGCGAGAAACGGTCAAGCGTAAACTCAATCTCAGGCACATTGATGTCAGGCATCGGCTCGTCTGGGTCGGCAAACATCAAAGTGATATGTGGCGTAAATCCGTAGTTTTTCGCTAAATCTAATTGGGCATTCCAACTTAGTTCAGAGGCTAAGGATGAACGCAATTCTGACAATCCGGTTGAATCGATTGAAGCGTACACCGTGCCGTTATGAAATCGCCCAATCCCGCTAACTCGAACTTTTACAGGGACCTGATACTTTGCCCAACGCATTAACGTGCGTTCTAACTCTTCCCGTTGGGCAAACTCGTCTTGAGAAATGTCATCAAAGACGCATAGCGTTACGTGTAACTCGGTTAATGGATCGCCGCCTGGTACTGCCAACTGTTGAGCGACGGCGGGGTCAAGAAAAAAGCCTAGCATTGCCTTTTGTTCAGCGGCATCCTTGTCGTTGCTCCCGTTATCCGATGACTGTTCATCGTCAAGAACGGCTTTCTCGTCGCCATCCGTCGCATCTCCGCTGTCAGAAGCAACCGCCTCATTACCAATCCCAAGTTCCGCATCAACGGACTTGGCAATATCATCCTTGTCAGATGTCACACGCTCATTAGCCAGCTTCACCCATAGCTCTTTTTCGCCTT